TCGCTGCTCATCAATCTTGGTATGGATGACCAGGGAGGCACGGCGGGCTGCGCCCAGCAGCTGCTCGACGCTCATCTTGCTTTTGTCGAGACCTGCCGTCAAGTTGTCACGCATCAAGAATTCTATCTCTACCGGTTTCATTCGTCATTGTCTTAAGTTGCTTTGAAAAAAGGCCACAATATCGCTGGCTTCACCTTCCGGGCTTTGTTCTTCGCCCTTGGCCTGTTTGCCGTCCACATATCGGGGAGCGTCGCTCAGCATCATAATTAGTGTCTGGTAGTTTACACCATGCAGGATGTAGTCCACACTCCAGCCTGTCGCACTGGCTATCTGCCAGACAAATCCGAAGGGGCTATGGGAGCCTTCCCAGCGGCTCTTTAACTCCCCTTCTTTTTTTGGCTCAGTCTCAGCTTCATCGGATTCGTCATCTCGGCTGATCTGATAATAGGTATAAAAGACTCTGTCCCCATAAGGGTGACGAATTTCTCAAATGCGCCCTTCTGGTAGTCCCATCGCATAAAGTGCCTTACGAACCATGCAATTACGGATGTCGGCAACCACTTTTGTTCTATTGTTAAAGCTATAATACGACTGAACTTCTTACCATGCTGTGCTATAAAAGCCATCTGTGCATCATAATTCATAGAACTGAACTGTTCCAACGTCATATTCATTGAAAGATATGTATGAGCTATCTTTAACTGTCTTGACATTGTAGGACGCTTCATTGTGAGCCTAAAACGTAATGGTGACTTTAAGAAGGGTATTCTTATATCCAGAAGAGGGAGGGAAACACCTCTGTCAAGTAAGGCTTCCGCTCCCTCTCTTTGGATTCGTCTAATCAATTGTTCATCCATCAGCCTTCACTTACGCTATCATTGATTTCATAAGGAGCTCCACCATTCTCAGGCTTGTTAACCTTCAACTGGCATTCAACCTTAGAAACTTCTGTAAGTGTCAACTTACCACCAAGACTCGCAAGGATAGTACCATTAGGAATCTTCATGGTCTGACCACTGACAAACTGGATTTCCCAAGGACCTCGTAATTCAACGAGGGTTGATGGAGCCTGCCAGCCTGTTACCTTCTTGTTTGAATCTTGACCAGTCTCCACGAGCTTACCACCAAGCACAGCCTGCAGGTTCTCATAATCCAGCTGGATAAGATTGAACGATGGACTTACCTGACTATTCTTCTGAAGAAGAGTGAGTACAGGGGCATCAGGAACCTGCTCAGCTTCTACATCGGTACTCTCGGGTTTTGAGCCTCCCCAATCCCAGCTACCTTTTTCAATGTAGCCTACAGTTTTCTCCTTGAACTTAACGGCTGCAATGCCGTAGATGAATTTGTTTTTGCTCATATTCTTATTTTCCTTTTTATAAATAAAATAATAGCCTTAATCTTCGATAAAATTAAACCCGTCACAAAGCCTATTAAAAGCCATTTAAATGCTGTTAGAACAGTATTAAAAGGGGACTCGTTTTTTTTCTCCTCATACTTGAACTCACCAACTTTCTGCTGACGGGCAAGACGCTTTTTGAGAGTACTGACCGTCTTTGTCAGACTGGAGCAAACCAGTTCAAGGCTGTCACAACTGGCCTCAATTACAATCTGTCCAGGTTCAGTTGCACTCTGTCCAGATTTAGCTGTGCTTGGAGCCTTTCTCCTTATTTTCAGATTCGCCTGTCCCTGACGTGCTGTGTATCCTGCTCCGAGAGGAAGCAGGCGTAGGGAGTCCAGATTCAGCGTTAGACTCACTGACGACATTGGAACCTTCACAGGCTGAACTCTCGTCTCGCTGATGTCCACAAGCTCGCTGTCTGTCAGTTCTGTGCTTTGCTCTGACCTGCTTTCCTGTGTCAGCTTCTTCGTCGAGTGACAGCTCACCGCTGACAGGGCAATTAGCACGATGAGGACAAATCTGAATAGCCTCGATAGCCCGAGATAA